ACTTATTTTGTTATTAATAATCATTATTCTTATTTTAGGAGAGTTATAATGGATAGATACACAGTGTGTGTAGATCACAATTACAATGAGCTGCGATGGGAAAAATGTGCCACTGGGCAATGGGTGCATTTTTCAGATGTGGAAATGCTACTTTGGGAATTGAATGCACAGAAAACAATCAACCAAGCCCTGGAAAATGAAATTCAAAGATTATCGAAATTATGAAATACAAATATTCAGAGTGCAATCAGTGTATTGAGGAACGCATACCGCCTATTCCCATGGATATCCTCATTATGGAAGCGATTCTTGCAGCGCTCAAAAGGAATGACTGGATCAGGCTGTGGGCTGCGAATGATTTAAACATCACTCACAGGACTTTGTATAATTACATTCGGAAAATGCAGGAATCTGGATATGAAATTAAACCCTCTCCTGGACCATTCATGGAGAGAAAAAAGAGAAACCAAATGCCAAGAGTGAGGAAAAGATATGGAAAATAAAGAACCTGACTACAGCTTTAATCAAAGCATAATTGACGCGCTACGGGACGGGAAAACGGTGTGGTATAAGAATGGAATGGGGCAGTGGAGCATAGTTGATAAATGTTGTTGTTTTGCAAATATTGAAACCATAGTAAATGGACAATGGTCACTCACCAAGCCAAAAGTCAAAGTGAAAAAGAAACATGAATGTTGGATTAATGTTTATGAAAATAGTTATGAGTATCACCCAACGAAAAAAATGGCTGATGATTTTGATTCTTTAGCACCAAAACCTCGGAAATATTGCGTCCAGCTCACAGGGGCTATAGAAGTAGAAGAGGTGGAATCATGAGACTACGCGAGGCCCTCGAGGCATCAAACTGCGGGGCGGTTAAGAACACAAGGACTAACATCAATTATTATACACACAAGGGTTGCGACACCTGGGTAGGAATGGTCGAATACATAACAGCTGAGCAAGATATTTGGCAGCCGATTGTAGAAAAAAGATTGGAGCAAGAGGAATGAAAACACATATAACAATTCAAACAGAAGCAGTGGTAAATGTATTGGTGCCAATAGCTCAAATCTTATCTGAAATTGATTTAGTAGATGTTCTCGATTGGTACAAAAAAGATTTAGACAAACAATTATTTAAAAATATATTAAATGAGGCTTTAGAAGAATGAACAACTATAGAGAACAACCTGAGATTAAATGCTGTGGGAATTGTAAACATCACGATAAAACTGACTACCAGTGCTGGGAAGTTTTTTGTAGTATTAAAGGACAATCTATAGACTATATAAGTATTACCGGCATATGTGACAAGTGGGAGAAAGAATGACAATAATTCAAGTCTGGCAGTGTGGCATTTGCCGTGAAATATTTAAAGAAGAAGTAGAATCATGTGAAGCATGCAATGGCTGCCCTATATGTTGCAGTTGCTGTGATGAGGAAGAAACAGAATGAAGCCAAATTGGAAGGACGCGCCTGATTGGGCGCAATATTTCGCACAAGACAAAAGCGGTGATTGTTATTGGTATGAATTAGAGCCAGAAATTAAGGGATATTATTGGAATAATAATCTTGGTGGTAAAGTAAAACTTATTTATAATCCAGTAGACTGGATAAAATCATTAGAAAAAAGGCCAGAGGAATGAAAACAATTACTGTATGTGATATTGAACTAGAGCCTATATTTGGCGGTGATAACTGCGGCAAGGTTGGCGACTATGTTCGCGTAGAAGCGACACCTTGGGGCAATAAATGGCTATCACTAAAAGAGGCGAGAAAAGTGGCGAATGCGATAGTAAAAATGGCTGATAAAATGGAAGAAGTAAAAAATAGAACGGGGAATATGAAATGACACTAAAATTTCACGAGGCAATGAAAGCCTTGGACGAGGGTAAAGAGGTCGAGTACTTTAATACTTTTGATACACAATGGACAGTATTCAAGCGTACAACAAGCCTTGACTATGTGTGTGCATCAGATCTGAAATGGCGCATAAAAAAACAGAAAAAGCGATTGGCGAAAGCTTTGTGTTCTGACAATAATGGGATACATGATTCTCATTATTATTATGAATCATTAGAACATATTAAAGAAATGAGTCCAGGTATGACAGTGGTTAAATGGCCTCATGGGGAGTGGATTGAGGTATGAGAAAAGAATGTCAAACATGTTTATATTGGCGTGAAAGAGACGAGTATAATTACGGTAAATGTTATAGATATCCACCGACAGTTGTCGATTCTAGAACATTTAAACATCCTATAACTATGGAAGACGATGCGTGCGGGGAATGGAAGGAGAAGACTAAATAATGTTCACTTTTAATATTGCAAAAAAAATGGATATTCTCGTAGAAATTACTATTGATGAAGCCCTCGATAACATAGACTTTGTGGACGCTTTAGATTGGTATAAAAAGAATTTAAGAGTTGATTTTTATAAAGAATGCTTAGAAGAAGCGCTAAAAGAACTGGGAGAATATGAGAAATGATCACTGTTTTATTCGCCCTTATACCATATTGCACTCCTATTCGCTCAGAATATCAGTTCAATGGGTGCCTGAAATATCTTTATCAATGTGTGAAGCATACTAATGAAGAAACCTGTGTGGAAACACTTCCAGAAATATGGTGGCCTAGATGAATGTACTTATAAATGAACTGTTTGATGTGGTGTATAAGCCTAAATATCGGTTTAAATCGTATCGAGAATTATTAGACACCCCTGGTATATCTATATTGTATCACGCCTATACCAGCAACATTTTGATTAATATCGGTGGCGATGTTGGCTATTACATAAATGAATCTGTATTGGAACAGGCTCTGACACACTGCAATTGTTTACAACATCTGAACAAACATTTTCTCGATACCTGTTGTGTAAAAATAGAGGGATAATATGTACATTGTAGAAAGCAAAGTCATTCGGGAAACTTTGGAATTTCGAATAAAGTCATTAGAGGCTATGGGACAAAAAGATTCTGCAGATTTTATTCGAGAGGATTTGAAATCAATTTTGCGATGTGAGCAGTACATAAGTTGTGACAAGAGGGATAAATGAGCAATATTAAATACGCAGATTTAACTGGCGAGGTGTTTGGTAAGCTGACCATACTTTCCCGAGAGAGAAAGGAAAATATTCAAGGCGTATGTTATAAAGTACGATGCGAGTGCGGCACCGAAAAAATTGTACGTGCATCAAATCTCATGGCTGGCACCGCAAAAAGCTGCGGTTGTTACCATCGAAAACTGATTCAAGATTACGTGGAGAGAAGCAAGGGCAAAGGCAATAAGTCACAAAGCCTGATAAAAATCATCACTCCCGAAATGAAGCAGCAAATTGAAAGCTGTGCGGAGCAGGGAAAAACAATAACAGCAACCGCAAGGGTCATAGGGGTATCGTATAAAAAATTAGAAACCTATTTAAAAAAGCAGGATGTGCTGTTAGAGACATTTCGCAAAAACAGCCATACCGGAAGGGCTTAACTACACGTGCACAGGTTTCTGCTGCGCATCTTTAATAGCTTGGATAATAACAGGTATCAGTTCTTTTGCCAAAGCGATAACAATTGGCACCACAATTGCAATGATCATCTGTATCGTAGCTGGATCCATAATACACCTCACTTAAAAAATATTTCCACACGCTAAATAATGGATTAAAACCATAATAATCCATCTCGTGCAAAGTACTCCTCAAAGGCCACGTGTTTTCAAAAATTCGCCACAGCCCTATGGCAACACCAGTCCGATCTGATCCATAGGTACAATGCACCAACACCGGCGGTGGCATTGTGCGCATCATGTGATACACATCAAAAAATTTGTTCTTTGTATATTCACTGTAATCCATAATTTGAATGGGAATATTTATAAATTGTACACCGTTTTCTAATGCCCATAAGCGTTCAAACATCACTTCATCTGCATTTGTCTTTAAGCTGATAATGGACTTGATGCCGTAAGATTTAACCGTGGAAATATTGTTGCTATCCAGTAATCCTGAACGATAAATGCGAGAATCAACACGGTGCAAATTGGGGATCCCCTGCCCAGCGGCAAGAGTTGACAAAAGCAGGATAGACAAATACTTTAGCATCTCTGCGTCCTTCGCGGAGAGAAAACAATGACAGTAAAATAGCTGCAAATCGCGGCTATTTTTTTTGAAAAACAGTGATTAGATTCACGATCACAGTTTTCAATTGCACAATTATCGCCAGGGTTTCTTCGATCGTAACCTCAATTATTCTTTGTGGCAATACAAATTCTTTTTTAAAATGTTCAATCAATTGGGTTTGTTCATCTGCAGAAAGATCCCGTGCTTCAGGAATAACCTGACTCCATTCCACATGAATGAGGTCTACAAGCACGACGGCAAGATTCGGCAACAAGACCAAATCGCGCAGATCGATGCGCCCATCGACTAATGAACGTCCTGCAATATTTCCAATCGAGGCAGCAATAGAGATAACTTTTTTGAGATTATTTATAGCTGGGAGTTGGTTCATTCGGTAATCTCCACGGAAAGGATTGTTTTTGCTAAAGCTATCATTGCCACCTCACATAAATTATACACCATCTTTGGGTCAGTGTAACAGTCCATGAAAAACGGCTCTGACAAAAAAGCGACAGGGCACTGTGCACGCATCGTACCGGTAAGCACACGCAAGCGCGATTTACGAACACCTGGAAATTTGGAATCGGGATCAAAAATCTTCAACCCCAGCGCGGTGCCCATCGCAATCGCGCATTTCGATGCAACTGCAGCACTTTTGTTTGTCGAGTGATACAAATAATCCTGAACACAGCAACAGGTGTAATTTGAGGACTTATTGCATGCGTTTAAATGCAGGCTGATAAAAACATCATAACCTTTTGACGCCTGTCCAATTGCAGACAAATTCTCACCGCGCATCACTGTGACTTGATGACCAGCATCTGCCAGCGTTTTCTGCAGCACCTGCGCCTGAAATTCATTGAATGTATATTCTTGCAGAGTGCCACGGACGGCGCCGACAGATTTTTCGGTGTGACCTGGGTTAAGCATGATCTTCAACAGGTGCTTCCTTTACCGCTGGCTGTAGATCTTCTTGAGGAGCAAGACTTTGTAACCTTAAAATTAGGTTATTCACGCGGAGATAAGGCACCGTGTGGGTGGCGTTTGCAATACAATTAATAGCTTCATCGATCAGATATTTCGGTATGACTAGGTTCATTATATTCCTCTCATGTAGCATGGTTTAGCGTTTAAGCATGGTATCTTTTCGGTTGTTTTTTCTTGGTTGTCAAGTCTCGCCTGGGTGTTCGCAATCCCCGTGGCATTGGAGATCGCAATTTCTTTGATCTTTTTTATTTCCGCTTTGTTTTCTTTGCCGTCTTTGAGAATGATCCCAAGTATAGTGGTAATCAAACCAAAGATTATTCCAAAAAACCATCGCTGCTCTTCTGTCATACTATTGCCCTCGGTTTAAATTTATCGCGCAATTCTTTATTATATGCGCGCATTTTTTCTTTTATTTCTGGCGCTATTGTCGAGGTTTCCAATTCTTGGCAAAATTTGTCGCACATGTCTGTGGAAAACCCTCTGACTAATTCACACAATACCGCTTCAAGTGCGCGAATTCTGCAATCTAAATAGGTATTGGTTTGCTCTTGGGTCAAGTCCTTTGATATTGTCATATAATCCTCTTATGATTTAGCGTAATAAGGTAGAACATACGCAGTGCCTTGTATTTTTATTTCGACATATCCTGTTGGGGTTGCAGGTAATGCACTAGCACCACCGGCAGCTCCAACAGTGGTCTGTTTTGGTGATCTTAGATTATGCACCGATGTATTATCTGATTTTCCTAACGTCCAGCCACCCTCGTTTGACCCGGCTTTTTGTTCGCATTCTGCATACGCTGCGGCAATCGTACCGATAGAAGGAGATGCATCCCCAATCTGAAATGTACTTAAATTGCCAATTCTAGGTCCAATGCCTACACCCCAATAACCGCCAATCGAGTTCATTATCATCGCGGCTCTGCCGAGCGATGTAGAGCTTCCACAGAATATGCGGTTGTAAATAAATGCTGTTGAGATAGTATCGTCATTAATCAATATATCCGTAGGTAATCCCCAGTTTCCACTAACATTGCCGCCAATTGCCGCCACACCGTTAATTGTTGCGATATTTGTAGTAGCTATAGTTCCAGGCAGCACAGACCACGCCCCATTAGCATTGATGCTGCCAAATGCGCCACTGGCTCCGAAATTTATAATGCCTTTAGTCGCGTGGGACGTGCTCTGTATTTCTAAATTTCCACCGCTGGCTGCACTACCATACACTGTTGGGCTTATAATATTGTTTGTAAATGTCTGCAATCCTGTCCAAGTCTGGGCATTATTAATGCTAGCGATTGTCTGCGTTGCTGCTGCTGCAAATGTAATCGCAGTCACGCCAGCCGTAAAAGACACTGTGGGCGTAGATTCTTCAAGCGCTGTGGCACCTGCATTTGATAGGATAAATTTGCTTGCCGTAAGAGGCGCAATAGCCGTGATTGGGTGTGAATTTGCTGCTGTCCTATTGCTTAATGCCTGGTGATCTGTAGGTGCAATGCCACCAATTCCAGTTAAATTCCGTGAGGTGCCAAAAAAACGCGTGGGTTCCGCTGCCAGTCGCGCATTTCCTGTCGTGGTTTCTGGATTTGGTACCACAGAGTTTTTGATGTAACTCCACATCATCAGAGGCACCATTTCAGGATTATCATTCGTTAAAGTGCCGAAGTCCCAGTTTGCTGCTGATGCTGCCTGAGCGCCTGCAAGTGTCGTGTATGTTGTCTGTCCTACAAAGCACAGTAGCCGATATTTCTGGGAATCAACATCACTGGTCGCTGGCATCGCCATCATTAAGATATTGACATACTGATCCTCGGGAACGTCTGCGAGGCTCCAAGTGCCTGCGGTGTTCAAATTATATTTGATGAAATTCGTGCCACCTGCATACATAAATGGGAATGATTCCGTCGTGCTCATAACCCAGCCGCCGCCTACGCCATCGCGATACGCCACTGTATAGGTGCCTTGTATCCATGCGGCTTGAACCGTGGTTACATCTTCATCGTATTGCGTCCAGGTGTCTATTCCTGGGGTGTTTGCCGCATCGGTTCCGCTGCCAGCAGCTAAAACCGCATAGGTTCCTGCGGTTGGCACTGCTATCGTTCGTAAATAACTACCCTGAGAATAGTGCGCCTGTTGATGACTTTGCCACGGCATAAAGCCATGTGGCTCACGTTGGGCATATTGGTATGTCGAGCCTCTAAATGCCACAGCAACCGTCAAATCAGTAGAGAATTCAAACGGTGTTACATCGAATGTGATCGCCAATGTTGCAGCATTGATCTTACAAAAATAGGTGCCATTTGCATTTGTGTGCGCTATGGGCGTTGCGCCACCAAGCACAGTTGGCACTGTCCACGGTGAAGCGTATCTGTAATATCGTCCACGCAACAAGAATTCCACAAAACCGCTGCCATGGGTTAATGCCACAGTTCTATTTGCTACATCGTAGGATATACCAATATTATTGTTATCGATATACCCTGTGGGCTCAAATAGATAATCGGAATTGTCCAACGCCTTCCAGTTGGTCGATGACCCACTGTCGAGCTTTCGGTAGATATTACCGGTGCTACTCGACAAATAAATCGAGCCTATAGGTGCATTATACGCAGTGACAGTCGGGTTTAGTGATCCGCTGTCTACGATAGTGTCGTTTTTGAATTTCAATCCAAGGTCAGCCAAAAGTTTGGTGTATCTGCCTTGCCTGGTTGTGCCAGAGTTTTTTGCGCTTCCCATAGCATTCTCCTATACTAAAGCAGATATCCAAAAATTTCCTGCTGCCACATTTGATGTGCACCGAAGTGCTAGCCTCGTGCCTGCAGGGATTAACAGCATAATTTCTCCAGCTTCCGCAAGAATGACTTTGCTGACTTCCGCACCGCCAGCTCCAAATCCAAGCTCGACTGGAAACCCAGCCTCGTTGAAGTATTGTATCAATGTAGCCTTCGCACTCGTGCTTGCGATGTATTCTGACCACACATTTGCAGTGAGACCTGTCGATGAAAAGTCACGCAGCACTGGCACAAACGCACTTGAATATTCAGGCTTCACAGCAATTAAATCTGCTGCGGAAATTCTCATAGCACCTAGGGTATCGAGCAATATTTCGCGATGCGTGGCGGTATCCCAGCCAAGCATAAAAGATACTGTGTCCAGGCATTTTGTTGCCGTTGCCACCGTCTTTTGTGCTGCCGCAATCGCTTCGGTAGAAATAAAATCCGTGCCGTCAGAAAGCCTGGTTGCTAGGGGTGTGGTTACTGTTTCATGCCTGGTCGATAGCGTTACTCTGCCACCAGAATCCAATAAGATCTCTCGATGTGCTGACCCGTCCCAACCAAAGGCCTGTGCAATGGTATGCAGGGATTTTGCAGCGGTGGCAAACGTCGTTTGCGCTGTCGCTACTGCAATCGCCGGGATAAAATCTGTTCCATCACTGAGTCTCGCAGATAACGGTGTTGCCACGGCTTCATGTCGAGTAGCTAGCACTGTCCGCAGTGTGGCTGCTCCTGCTGCACCAGAATTCTTGTCCCAGGCTTCTATTGCCGTAATTTTTGTCGCAATAGTGGTGAGGTATCCTTTGTTCAAAAGTTGGGTTGTTTCTGTTGCAATATCAGCTCCAGGTGCTGGTGTGACCTGTTGCAACGGCCATGAATAAACTGTCATGTTAGCACTCCTTTCCGCTGATATAAGCTGTCATGGTTCCAGTTCCACTTGTGGCAATATATTTCAATCGAATCTTTGTGGAAGGCAGCTTTGTGAGGATAATACGGTGACTTCCAGAAGCACCGGAAATAGGAATATTCTCGCCGCCAACAGCATTGCTGAAATTCAAGGTTTCCCATTCATCAATTTTATTTAATAGATTTTTATCCGATTGTACCTTGCATATTTCAACATTAATGTTGCCAACAGGTGAACTACCAGTCCACTCAATATCGATGATACCAAAATCTAAAAAAGCAACATTTGTTTCCTCAGATGTCTGATTTGTTGCAATGGAAACGTTATTAAACATAGGATACGGAAATAAAACTTTTTTTGTGCTGCTCATGGCCACCTCCTTGTGGGTGCATCATTGTGTGATTAGGTTCCAAACCAGTATAGCATGTTTACATTTGAAGGGAATCTGCCACGCTTTGGTGCCTTGCAATTGTGTTTAAATTCAACGGTTTTTTTGGTGATTGTGGAATATTTTGTTGAATAAATGAATTTTGTAGCTTGTCGATTTGCGCTAACCCAGCGGTGGTGGGCACCGCGAATAATTTTCCCAAAACCAGTTTTTTATGATAACTCATTTTACTGTTATCAGATGCCTGCATAAGCACTTCTTTTTGAATATTGGCATACAATGCAGGATATACAGATTGAATTGTTTCTACTGTCAAGGGGTCTATTCTTCCGCTCTGTAGCTCATCGAAAATTTTTCCCGGTCTGAATATTGTATCGACATAAGCTGAAAGCTGGCGCTTCTGACTATCGCTGATTCCGATTGTCCCAGTGGCAAACATATCTTGTCTGTATTGAGGCAGTTTTTGTTGTAGAAACTGCATGCCTCTGTACATGGTATTCATCATTTCCTGAGAATACACAGGTGCAATATCCTCGATATGAGGATTATTTTCATTGAATGTATGCCACATTTTCTGTGGGTTTTGTACATTATCGTCGATGATATTTTTCAGATCCATGATTTCATCTTTGCTATGCTCATGGTATCCCAAATATTCAAGAGCACCTTTTATGGTGACAGCTTTCGTAAGAGGCTCAACACGCTTCAGCACTTCGTCATATTTTTTATTACCGAGAAATTTGGAAACAGAATTTTGCAAACGTTGCTGCCCTGCGATTCCATGATTCTCAATGGTAAATAATATGTTTAAAAAGCTCCGCGGCGTTGCTACGGCAGCACCCAGTGCGCCACCGAGGATTTGCCCAGGAATTCCACCCGGAGTGCCTGCAATCGCTCCCAACACGGTACCGATCATGCTTTTACCCGTACGCGTTTCCAGGTTATTTAAGAACATTTCCGCAACACGTGCATCTTTTAATTGTCCCACGATGCTTTTGCTATTGTTAGCCACATTGGTTAATAGGCTTAAAGCCTCAGGGTCAATATACTTGCCGCCTGCAGATTGTTTGATAATATTTGCCATATAATCTGTAGATGCCACGAGTTTATCTAAATTCAATAATTTGTTTGCATTGGTCATTTTTTCTGGGTTACGATAGAAGGACGCGATTTTTTGCGGTGATATTTGCAGGATTTCTTTTCCTCTGTTGTCGATCGTTTTTTCACCAAATTCTTTGAGAACCCTTTTTTCAACCGCACTCAAACCATTGTAGGCATCATTAAGCATTTTATAATCATCTGCGAATTGGCCAAACCATTTTTTATCGGTCATGATTTCCGAAAACTTTTCACGCACCTTTGCCAACACTTTTTCACTTCTGGAAGCATCTCCACTGCGCTCAAAATAGCTGTATTTCATTTTGCTATCTAATAGTTCACGGTTTACTTGCAACATCTTGTGCAATTCTTCACGGTTTTTGACCTGTTTAAAACCCTCGTTTAACGCCTGCTTAAGCTGATTCAATGCAGGTGCGGTATTGCTTAAAAAGAATTCGGAGCGACTATCTAGGGCATTTAACGCATCATCTATGGTCGATTTCAATTGGGAGTTTAAAAGATTGCGAATGGGCCCAACTTTTTGCTTTGATAATTCGGCACGGGCAGCAGTTCGGGCATCTCCCCACACGGTTTTCATATCGGTGACAGCTTTGCGCAAATCTGCAACAGCAGTTACCATGACCTTTTCATTTACAGAGCGATCTTGAGTCGCACGGAACACCAAATCCCGGCCTTCCCGAGTGCCGATTAAGCGTTCCATTTCTGCAGCGTCGGCAGGATCCATTCCGCGTGTGAGTGAGGTGACTTTGGAGTAGAGTTTTCCCAGCGTGTCTGCAGCAGCAGTCGGCGTCGTGCTTTCCTGCAAGAGTTGCTTAAATTTCCCAAGGGCTTCGCCGCCTACTTTTGTAAGTCCCCCAAACGCACCGCCGATGGCGGCACCCATGCCGATGGTGCTCAATGCCGATTGTGCACTGAGCTCTGGGTCATCCAACGCCGCTTGTGAAATGACGTCACCAGTGCCAAAGAGGGCTCCCTCAATGGCAGTGCCTGCTGCCATTTGCGCCGCTCTTGTGAGCACGCTATTGGCACCGTATTTTGCAGCAAGTTTTCCGATAGTGGCTTCGGAAACTTTTGTTCCCACTTTTGCAGCGATTCTTCCGGCACCCACAGGGGTTGCTAATGATGCCACCGCGCCTGTGACTTCGCCTGCTGTCGAAGCCTTGGGTGAGAGTTCTTCCAGTATGCGCAGATTCTGTGCGGCTTCCTGGCCACCGATTGCCCTTGCAGCCACATCGGAAAGGCCAAAGGTGCCACCGCGTAATAGCCCTGCAGCAAATGCCAACCCAGGACGATCGAATTCCTCACGCCACACCTCGCGAATCTGCTGGTCGCTGACTTCTTTAGCCTGATCACGTGAAAAGTATTGCCATCCGCCAGTAAAAGCCGCTTGCGCTTCCGCAGAATCGATGGTGCCGATATCGCCTGTGGAGGAAACCACGTTTAGGCGCGACCCCACCCGTGGCGAATAAGCACCTGTGGCGATGGCCTGAGTAACATCAGCATCTGGGATATTTTCAATCTGTTTTGTACTGTTGTTCAGCAATAACGGCATACATTATTCCTTACTTTTGGAATGTTTTTGGCTGATACACGGGCTTTTGTTTTTCTTGTGTTTCTAAATAAGACGCGGGAGCAGCGCTATTTAAGAAGCGTTCAAATACTTTATAATTTCGGTCTATAGCATCTTTTGTATCAGATGCTTTGGGAAGCAATGGTACAATGATGTTTTCAAAGTCACTGTCAGATTTTATCCCTGGGACTTTTCCAATTATTGCACCTGCAAGAAGTGCTCTTAATCCTTCGTAGGAAGATTTTTCGCCACCGAAGGCGCTTGGTAGCGAGGCTTTCACAACACCATATTTTCCTGCCTCATTAAACGCATCGAGCATTTGTTTCTTGAAATTTGTAAACTCCTTGACTTCTTTTTGTCCCTTTTCCTGGGCGGCTGTTTGTGAAGCACTCATGCCACCGATTTGGGTGGTCATCGTAGGCGCTGCGGCTAAATAGTTTTGAAAAATGGTGATTTTATTTTGCGCGATCTGCTCATTTAATTGAGCCAATAACTCCTGTGTGCGTGCTTTTATTTCCGGCGTCTTTGCCGTAGCGATCATGCCCTCTATTTTTGCTTTAACCGCATCGAGGCGCATGTTTTTTTGTACCATGAGTTTGTCAACATCGTTTGAAAACCGGGAATCCAAAATATCGCGCTCTTTTTTTGCGTTTTCATATTGCGTATATTTTTTTGATGCTTCATATTTCTGTTCTTCAATATCGCGATCAATGACAGAATTTATAATATCCAAAGCGTAATTTCTTTGCCCGGAAAGTGCGCTTCCCATCGCACCCAAAGCCAAGCTGATCCCAGCCAGCACGCGGTTATTGTTATCTGCTTTGAATATTCTCTGAGGATCTATTTTTGCTGCAGCATAATCCCCTTGGGTTTGTGCGATAGTCCTATCGGCTTCATTTACAGCCGTATTATACGCCTGCTGTTTCTCATTGTACTCTGTTAATAGGCGCTCATTCTCTTGAGTGATGCTTGCAGCTTGCTCTGCTTGAATGCGTGCGATTTCCAGTGCACTTGTCTCTTGTTTCTCTATGGCATCTTTTTGTAGGAGCTGCGCTTTGGTCAAATAATTACTTGCAGAAGCAAGCTCAGATGCCGCTTGCCCAGGCAGTACCTTTTGCGTGTATTGCATAGCGCCCTGTTGCGGCATTCCTTCAGGCATTATTTGAGGTGCTATTGCTGATTGAGCCCTCGCAGGCACAAACTCATCGGGAGCCATGCGCTGATTCACTACGGGCGTTACCGCAGGCATTTTAGACACAGGTTGCCGCATGGCGCTAAAGTCGATATCATCTTTTGGCATAAGTTTCTCCTTTTATTTTGTCACCGCAGTTCCAACGGCCTGTCCTGCGGTCCCACCTGCCACCGCGCCTGCTGGGCCTCCAATCATCGCACCGCCTACGGCACCTGCAGCACCAAAAGCACCAGCTAAAAGCCTTGCTATCATATCTTTATTTGCACTGCTTTCTTGTGCAGCGATTGCGTTTTGCTGCTGCTGTGTACCGTAAGCTTGTTGCATTAATTGCGTCCAATAATTCCCTGCGATGCCCAGTCCTGCTTGTGCACCTTGCGCTTGTAACGCAGCACCCTGCTGGGCGGCAGTGCCAGCCTGTCCGAGAATTTGCGATGCAATATTTCCACGGCCTGCTGCTTTTTGCATAGCCACCTGCGATTGTAAATCTGTACCATATTGTGCCGCTTGTCCGCGTGCAGCAAGCCCTTGTAGCGCCATATTCTGCACGTTTGCTAGGCGCTGCTGTTCCATAGCGCCGCGTTGCGCCAGTGCTGAGGTTGCAGCTTCCGCTTGCAATCCGGTCTGCATGTTTGCGGCATTGGCTCTGAGATTCATGATGTCACTCGTGGCCTGCGTGCGGAGCCCGAGTTTTGCGGCAATCGCGTTGGCCTGAAGATCCTTTTCAATTTGCGCACCAGCCAATTTAATTCCGGTGGCCTTGGTGTACAGATCTTCAATTGCCAAGCCCTGTGCAGCTGCAAATTGTTCCGCTTGCTGCAATTGCGCCTGGCGCGCTTGATAAGCCTGCGTCCATTGAGACCGCGCTATCGCCATTTCCTCTGCACGCATAGATGCCGCTTGCCCTGTTGCCGTCAGGGCTGCATTTTGTCCTGCCATAATTGCGGCACGCTGCGCTGCAGGATTATAGCCACGGGCGCCGGCGGTTGCTGCCATGCGCTTTTGGTTATCTGCAAGCTGGGACTTCAACATAAGCTCTGCAGCACTTGGGAGTTGCCCTTTGGCAGCCTTTTCCAATTCGGTCATATAGGATTCTTGTCCTATTCCTGCACGCTGTGATTGTAAATCTTGCACCATTTTTTCCTGGGCTGCGGTTTGATATTTGGCTCGATCTAGCTGTTCGGTTTCGGCTTTACCGTAAATATCACGTTGGGATTTGATCAAATCTGCCGTTTCTCGTTCCATGGCACCGAGTGTCAGCTCGTCTTCTGTGCGCCTTTTTGCTGCAGTTAATTCTGATCGAACACCAATATCTCTCACAATATTATTGATATCTGTTTGCTTTGTGGCAAGTGCTTTTTCCAATCGCGCACTCGCATCGGCGTTGCCAGATTCCACTGCGCGAGTTGCTTCCGCGACCATTTTTGTGATGTCAATGCCATATTTATCGCTCAGTTCTTTGGCTTTTGCCTGTGCGGTATCTAAAGCCTCTGCCACCGCCTGGGTGGCTGTGGTTCCGGCAGCAGCCTGCTTTTCTGATGCTGCTGCAATGCTGTTTATGATGGTCTGAGTCGCGTTGGCAATCTCTGTGCTCAAACCTGCTTTAGTTTTTTCTTCCACTGTTTTCTCAGGCGCAGTTGCAGCCGTTGCATTTATTGCAGGCTTGGTTTCTGCAGCCTTTTGTGGCGCGACTACTTTTCCGGCTCCCGATCGTTTTTGACCTGGCATATATCACCTCATTTAACTTGAAACTCGTTTAGATCTATCATACCGATATGTACCTTTTTTCACTCCTGCCTCTATCCCCATCGACGAGATATTAAAAGCACCCGTTAATGATGCCAATGTGATTTTGAATTTCACGCCCTGGGTTCTTTGCCGTGTGGGTTTCACCTGATATTGTGCAGGATTTGTTCCAACCGTTGCAGGCAATATCGTAAAAGATTCATTTTCAGATGTTTCAAAATCATTATACAATTTCAAAATCAAGGTATCATTTAGGGTGCCCACAAATGTAAATGTTCGCATGCGTTGGAAACCCTGGATGCCCGTTAAACTGAGCCAACCGGTTTCCAATGTAATCGGAATAGGATTATCCGAAGCACCGTCGTAATATTTTGTATCGTCCTCAATCATAAGCTTGCCGGGATATTTGGCTGCAGCTAATGTGCGATAATAAACAGGTGTGCCATCATTCAATATGCATGCTGCATAGGTGGCCTGATTTGTAAATGCGTGCCAGGTGCCAAAATAATCATCATGCACAAGCGTGGTGCCTTCTGCAGACATGAACCATATTTGATGCCTATCGACAAGATTGAGAGCTTGAGTGATTGTGAGGCTATTGTAATTTTCAACCGGGGCACCTACATATTCAACAGTCAAGCCACGAGTTACCATGTAAATTCCCTCGTAACTCATGAAAAACAAACCTTTGTCGTTTAGCACAATACTGCGTGGATATTTGCAGCCTAAACTCATGGTCAATAGCTGTGGATCTGCAAAAGAACCATTTCCAATCTCATCTATCCCATCACCGTAAGTAACGTAAATCGCGTTTTCTCGGAAAATAATGACTTTGTCATCCATCTCAGCAACCGCTTGCAAATTCCCACCAGTGGCCTGTACTTGCAATGAATATACACTATTAAATTGCGGTGCTTCATTTGGATAAATCTTTTTGGAATAGAACACCTGATCGTTGTTTTCCGGAGAAACAATCCACAAGCGTGATTTCGCAATGCTCATCGATTTTACAAGAGGCGCTGGCGCGGAATCGATCAAATCCCCCGTGGTATAAAGCACGTTATTTAATATTAAACTAGCATCAGCAAGGCCATCATTTGTGGTAGATGTTGTCGTCAATCCTGAAGTGTAGGTCACATTCTTTAAAAAGTAAAAAATAGATCCGTTCAATTCTGTCCTATATATCGCTACATTATTTCTAGTTTGATCGAGAAATCCATCTGTAAATCTCCAGGTGAGATCTACAGAAGTAGTACCACCTGGCACCGTGTGAGATGTGGCAAATAACGGAGATGAATAGGAAACATTGCCATTGCTATCATAGGTTTGATAAATCATAATATATGAATAAACGCCTGCAACCAGACTGCCTGCCGTCGCACTGTTTGCCACAGTTAATTCTTCGCCTGCTAATGGATACGATGCCCACAAAGGAAATCTGCCACCTTTGTTGTCCAGCAATCGTAAATTTCCAAATGCATTTGTAATCGCTGTTTTATTCCAATTTATTATCATCGGAAGATTTGTTGTTAAATTAAGCTTAGAATGCTGAAAAAATAAAGAATAATTTTTATTTGTAGCATTCAATGCTGACGATGTTTGAAATCTTACTATAGGCACATATTCAAATGTAGAAAATATTTCTTCATATACAGGTGTACTACCGTAATTAAACAAGGAGGCATAATTTGAGGCTAACCCGTACATAAAGGCATGTATTACATAATTTTTTACAGTAGCTATAATATCAACTCTTATGTTACAGAGAAAGTAGCAATTATTTATTATGTTGTTTGTTGCGCATCTTGTAATGAATAAATCATTATATAATCGAGATACAATCCTATGATTATTGAGAACCGAAAGCTCTGCTAAGGTACCTGATCCTAAAGAAACAGCACCCCAAATGCTTAAATAAGAACCATAATCAAGAATGAGAAATGCTGGTGATGTTATGACTTTGGCAGGGTCTACTAATATATTATATATTGCTGCACTTGTGCCTAAAGTATTTAAAATACCAGATGTAATAGAAGAACCTAAAAAATCATACGTGATATTATATAAAACAGTTCGATTAGCACCCGCAGCGTTGTGTGTTGCAACAATAGCATAGTCTATATCTGGGTTTGCTATAAAACATTTCACTGTTAATAATGCTGGCGTCGTAGTGATATTAGTAGATAAAGTGACTTTATCTGATTTTCTTATAATAAATAGTTTTGAAATAGTGTTAGTTGTATCATACAATATTACAGATATATAAGTGCCATTAGCGCTTGCATCCATTTTGGAAATAGTTCCGGCAAGCCCTGAGGGCACATTCGATACAGCAACCGTGGTCGAGGTTACATTCACCAATTTTATGTTTTGTCCATCTACTGCTACTATATAATCACTGCCAACTACTATCGGATTAATATACGTTACAGCATTAACGTAGTTTAAATTAGAAGCGACAGAAATTAATGAATTTCTTATATCAGTTTCAGAACCTATTCGAAACAATGAGTAATTCAGTCTATAATTGCCGCCGCCTGTACTTTTAGACCAGGTACAAAGCCCATTGCTTGCATCTAATCCATAGCCATAGCCTACAAGATCTGAGGACGTTATGGAAAAAGGCGATTTAAATGGTTCCATTTCCGATGTTTGATAAATATTCTGTGAAGAAACTACCGATGCACCTGCACTCTCATCAAAATAATAAGAGCCATCACGTTCCAAAGCCACGTTGGAGTCCCCCAGCGCATTCGTGGCTATAACTTCAGAGGAATGTGTGACAGGATTAGTCGCAAACTTGTACCCTGCACGGTTTTGCACCTTCCCTGTTTTCTGCATGAAAACATTTTCTGCGGTGACAAATGTACCTGGAATGCTATCTTTGTCGTCGGTTTTGGTATCAACGCCTGTTAATTTTATTGGAACATGTTGAAACTCTAACATTCGCCACCTCAGAATAAGTACATTGTTACCGCAACAGGCGCACTGGCTATCAATACTATTTCATTTCGCCCTAAAGACACCGTCCATATATCAGCGTTGGCATTTTTGGAAACAATTAGATATCCTACGGGTACGCGATTTAAACTGTGCCTTATCGGCGTATTTGTTGCAGCTATGGAAGCTGTAATAGTCACACGCGTGAGAACAGGGTCATCGACAAGCGATTTCCAAACCGTGGCGATATTATCCTGCACACGATTTAGTTGCTCATTTCCCGGGAAATAGGTTTTCCGAAAGTTCAGTAAGCCCATTTATAAACCCCAAAATTGAAACCAAGCACGGTCATTCAAGCGTGCTATATCGGTCATTCTTTGTGGCAAACCTGCGTCGCGGCCAGTTAATGTTTCCATGATCATTTGCAGTATTTCACCTTGCTTGGCAAACAATACGCTCACGTCACTCTCTTCTTTTTGTTTCATTTGTATCGCAGCATCAAGCATAATGTATTCATCAAAACCATTGAACACTTCCACACTGCCGACAAGTGTTAATGCCGCTGGTGCGGGTACATAATACATTACTACTGGGTCTGTTGTGGTTGGAATGGGCGAAAATAATATCTTGCCACCTTTTAAAATATAACGAACAGGCGTTCCCACCCACCCGTTTATGATTCTATTTCTCTCATTAAATGACCATGGCTGCATTGTAAATGTTCTATCACCTCTCACCATATCGCACCCGAGCAGCTTAAAAAAATCTGTGGGCAGATCATACTCCTGCTGATTGGGAATTAAGGTGATGTTTTGTGAGGAAACATAATAGTTTTCGAAACGATTAACAACATGATTATAAAGCTTTCTATAACCAATATTTACATATCCTAAAATTTCAGTGTCGGTACAAAATTGTGTGTTTTGCATATCTGCGCGTTGGCGTGCGCCTGTAATAATTGAGGATACAGTGACTGTATTCGGTGCCCAGGTCATGTGCGTGTCTCCTGTTTAATGAGTCAACATTAGCACAGGAGACTTGCAATTAGTAGTCCTCACCTTCGAGAGCAGCGTCACAAATGCGATGGCAGCTTTCATAGGCACGATAAGCCGCTTCGAAATCACCGTCCTGCATGGCTGAAAACATTGCACGCAATGCCATAGCGCCTGCCTGCACGGTGTCTTCCTTGACTTCTTCCTCTGCTTCACCGTCATTCATACGCGACAAATTGCCTGCGGTTTCCTGCTGCATTCTTTGCGCATATGAAGGCATTAATCGCTGCATAATTACGCCAGCGATTTTGGGTTTGTTACGATCTGGTGCTAGTATTGGCATATTACACTCCCACTCCTGATTCGCTCTCAGATTTAACATCAAGTTGTATATACATTACGCTACCAATTTGCGGATTTACGTTTGCACCCGTATAATCATAGCAAGTGAAATACAATTTGGTATCAGATTGCACGTCTTTTTTCAAAGTGGTGCTGGTAAATTCCGTTCTCGCAACCCCTGACCCATAAGGCGCATTCGGCGTCACAGAAATAGTCTTCCCAGGATCACCATAATCCGAAATTGTGATCTTTGTTCCGGCTTCTGCGTTGGCTCTTGTTGTAGCAAATGCCACCGTGTTGGTGTCCACATTGATGATGTAGTAATTGCCTGCACCCCACCCCGTGGGCAGTGCACCGCTGTTAATACTCAAGGCAACATATGCACCTGTCGCAAAGCCATGTGCAGTAAGAGCCAAAGTCTCGCCCGTGGTGTTGGTTGGGTCAATCGCGGTCTGCACACCCAAAGTGGTCTGGGAAATCACAAACGACGTAAAGGCTCCAGCCCCCGTGGCGATATAGCCTGCTGGCACAGTGACCGGCTTGCGATACACATGCGTGCACTCGAAATAAGCACCGGTGGCAGCGCCTACCGTGATGTAAGTCCCAATTCCAGAGAGGCCTGCAAATGCCGTGCGCACAGTAGAGCACACATCATCCGCAGTGGTTTGCGCGGAAATATCCACGTGGACTTTTTTCCCTGCAGCAATTGCCGTCCATATGGGACTTGTGGGCTCTGGAGTCGCACTCGTACCTGTTACCGCATGCGAAAAGGTTATGCTTCCGGCTGCGCCTTCTGCAGCATTCTTTGGCACAGCATCTGCACAAGGGCCCGCTGTTTTTGCCTCAAAATCAATTGTGCCATCGAGATTATTGGTAGCCGTAAACACTGCAAGAAACGGCGCTGTCAATGCGGTAAACACGGCAAGTGCAACACTTGGTGCATCGGTTGCACCCGAAATATCAACAACGATTGCTGTGGAAGCCGCATAAATCGGTCCTGCATTTGTTACACCGCCGCCGTCTACATCAAGTGCCAACGCCCATTTGCCACCGGCTGCATCTGTAAGCTGAATGAAATCACCCTCCGTGGCTGCAGCTTTTGCAGGAAAAGTCACGACGTTTTTATCCTTGACTGCTGCCACGGTCTGCAAGCTAAATGCCCAGGATGCGCCTGCGGTGTCTGTGATTACACAAAAATCCCCTGCCGTACACGAAGACTTTTGTACAAACGTCAGCTTGTCAACCTGGCTCACACCAGACAAAGCCGTTTTGGCCGCATTGTCGGCTTCACGCGCAAACATTACGGCACCAAATAAAAAGCTATTACAATGTGCGTCAAGAGTGACGCTGTAATTTCCATTGCCTGACTCTTTGGTTATTGTAGTCAGACCGGAGTTACAAACGACACCAGAAACGGCACCTGCTGCGCCTATTGCGCAACGTGCGTTTAGTGTCGTCATTAGCTTTCTCCCTTAGCTTTGAGATTGCTATTTCTCAAGATCAGGTGAATTTTCATCTTGCTTCCATTCGCAATTTGTACCGGAGTTTGTGCGTAATCATAGCATGTAAAGTAGAATTTCGTCTCTGCAGTCTGCACAAGAGTGTCAATGTTGCTGGCATCGGTAAATTCTACATGTGCCACACCGGAGCCGCTGGTGTTGGGAGTTACGGTTATGGTTTTCCCGGGATCACCGTAATCAGAAATTGTAACTTTGGTTCCGGCTTCTGCATTTGCAAGCGAGGTTGCAAACGCGATGGTATTTGCGTCCTGGGCAATGACGTAATAATTGGTTGCAGACCAGCCTGTGGGCAATGACCCAGAGTTTATGCTGAGTGCCACATACTTGCCTGTTTGCCACCCGTGGCTTGGGATTGTGAGCGTTTCACCCGTTGTATTTGTGGGGTCGATTGCCGTTGCTACACCGGTAGTTGTTTTGGCAATTGTAAATGACGTCGGTGTGGCAGTGCCGTCTTCTTTGTACAAAAGTCCTGTTGCGCGCACAGCCCGAAGCACGTGTGTAACAGCGAAATGATCGGTGCTGGGAGAGCCCACGGTGAGCGTAGTGCCAATCCCCGTTAATGCAGCAAATGCTGTATTCACAGCATTGCAAACATCGCTTCCCGTCGTAGCACTGGAAATATCAACATGCACTTTACGTGCGCCTGCTACCGCTGCCCAGATAGCACTCGTGGGCTCTGGGTCTGATCCGGTTACGTCGATGCTTGCTGCCCAGGTATTCCCTGAGGTGTCTAAAAATGTGAAAAAATCTCCTGCTGTACATGATGCTTTTGCAGCAAAAGTCAGCGTATTTACTTCAGATACGCCCGACAAACACGTTTTGGCAGTGTTGTCCATTTCGCACAAAATCTGCACAGATCCCTGAAGGAATTTATTGTACGCATCATCAAGCTTGATGCTATAAACGCCCGTTGCAGATTCCTTTGTAATGGTGTTGATACCCGTGCCCTCGATACCGGAAACTGCACCTGCAGCACCAATGGAGCACCTTGCAAATAGATTAACGACGTCACCCTCGCCACTGTATAATCTATTAAAAAATGATCTGTTTGCCATATAATAAATTCCTTAAGTTGAAATTAAAAATCGAACATGTAAGCATTACTTACATGTTAACTTATCCATGTGTCATCAAACAAAGCTCATTTGAATATTCATTCCAGGTGCGTTGCACCCTAGCTGTGCATAAGAAAAACATCTGATGTCCAGCGCGTCAGAATCGGAACTTCTAAGCATTTTAAGCCCATCAGCTTCAAACAATCGGATAGCTTTTCCGAGAGAACAAAGTTTCCAGGTGTTTAATGTTACACCAAAAGCCTTGCCCTTCATGCAGTTTCTGTCACCAATAACCTTGGCAGACCCACCTGCATAATAGACTTCGATACCATTGAAGCCAATCACTGCCATTTGCTTGCCGTTTTCAGAGATTTCTGCAGACACCTGTACACGCTGTACCTTGCTGCCAAGCAATTTAATCAATGTGGAAATGTCCATGGGATTCATGAAAACATAGTCAATTTCGGCATTTTCACGGTAGGCCAAATTCAAGCCGTCGATGAGGGCTTCCTCGATGTTGCTGCTAGACCCGTTATAATACAAGCCACCAAGTCTTGTTGCATCTGCGCTTCTCACCACATTAAAAAAGGACGCAGCAAGTTTGGTTGCGCGATCAGAATAGGGAACCCATGCATCCATGCCCTTAAGCGCAGAATCATAGTCGCCGTCCATGAAAATATAATCCCCTGCAGCCCAGTCACCGGAAACGGTTGGCGACACGGTCATAATACCGGTGATGCGGTCAATAGCGGTAATTGTGGGCTTGGTAGTTTTTACCGATCCGCCACCGTCGGCTGTGGACGCATTGATCTTTTGGCCTACTTCGAAATTTACGACGTCATCAATGGTCTGCAGTTCCACAGTAGTTGCAGGCGAGGTTGCGGCTTTAATCACACCGCGGCTACCAGTTCCACTCCGAAACAGCTGAATAGAGCGTGAGCGTGCAAGCGATTCCAATGCGCTGTCGATAACCAATTTGGAAGCCTCAAGAAAGGCACCCTCGTTGGACTGCGATGCTTCAAGGGCTTCATTGGACAGCGATGCCAAAGAATAGTCAGAGTTTCTGGTGAGCAAAAATCCCTTAAGCAGCGCATTTGTGGTGCCCGCAAGTGCGCTTGCAAACGTATTTGATCTATTCTGAGAGTTTCCGTAAATCAACCTTGTGTTCGATTTGGGTCGCTATTCCAAACCCGAATGCGCTCTCTCACATTCAGCTCATAGTTTCCTATGAGAGCAGACTATATCTTTGCCCTATTTGGGCATTCCCCACTTCCGCTTGCTTAAGCGTACTCCCTTTCGGGATAGTCGTTGAACCTTCACCTTTGGTGCTTGGCTGCTGATTGCCCTCTTTGGGTTTCCCAGCAATTCAAGGAAATTCATACAAAGTATTCCTACTCTGATGCCCTAATCAATAAGGAAATTTCAAAACTTCACCGTAGAAATCCTCTTGCTTTGGCACCAAAGCGTAAAAGGGATTATTCTTATAGGTCAAAGATTGTATTCTCCAGTCAGGATAAATCTGTTTTAAAGCTGAATTAAATGCTGATACGTCCATTACCATGGTTCAAAATCCTTTTTATTTTTTTGAGGCATTGCGATATGCTGCAATGGCTCTTTGCATTAATATTTTCTCATCATTTACAGATTCCTCGGGAGCACTGCTTGCTCCCACATTGGAAAGTGTTTTTTGAGGTTGCTGGTTAAATACCTGTTTATTTTCCTGGGCAATTTCCGTTTGCGCCTTGGGAAAATATTTGGCCTGGAGTTTCTTTGATAATGCAAGTTTTTCTGCTTGTTCTTCGAGGTGTTTTTCAACCAATTTTGCGGCTTCATCGAAATTCAAATAACGGCCAGTTTCTTTATAATATTTTGCAGATAAATCCATGACGTCGTCATACGCTTCGTGCAAACGGATAAATTCAAAATCGTCTCCATTATCCTCGCAAAACTTTTTAATGAAATTGATGCCATTATTGTATGCTTGAGTCTGCTCTGTTTCCCTGGAGCGATTGTCCAATTCCCTTTCGCGTTCTTCAATTTTTGCAAGGCGCTGCTCGAGTGTAGCGTATTTATTATCGCCACCTTCCAACATGCGCTTTGTCAGCCCTTCATACGATAGGCCAAATTCATTGAGAACTTCTTCAGGATTTATTGCAGCATTCTCACGCAAACGTTTGAATTTCGCGTTTTCTTCCTTAATGCTTTTAATCTCGGTTTCGAGATCGCGCAGTTGCCTTTCCTTACTGGTTAAACGTGCAAATCGAGAGGCATATTCACTATCGAAATTAGGCTTGCTTGCCACTGCCGCAGGCTCAGTAGCGATCTGAGCCTGTGCATCTGGTGCCTGTGATTCGATATTCTGTATAGTGGTATCACCCATGTAATTAACTCCTGAAAAAATAGTACATAAAATTATGCCGATTGCAATTGGGGTTGAATTGGCGGTTGTGTTGTTTGTAGCATCTGCTGCAGCCCAGGCATTCCCAGGTCTCCCATCGTCGGTGGCAGTGCTTGCTGAGTTTGAATTTGCGCTTGTGCCAAGAGTGCGTTGCAGTCATCGATCCACGTGCGCAGCATCTCCATGGATTTCTCATCCACGCGCTCTTTTGTTTCTGTCAGGCACCAAGAGTAATAAAGTTGACCCCATTTCTTTGCATTATTTAAATCGAAATAAGGCTCTGGTGCAGTGTATTTCTGCTCAAATATGATGTCCTCAAGCATTTGGTGTATGAGCCGAAGGGGTGCCAATGTGATCTGATTGTAGGAATCTAGATCCGGGAAATCCAAAAGTTCTAAACCGGATGTGATATCGATAAACCCGGCTTCGACCATTTCTTGCACCCATTCCAAACGTAAAGCAGGCGTTTGAGGCATGGCTGACGTAGGGAAGCAGTGCAGAATATATTCATTTCTGGGCAGCCGTATATCAGACCACTTCACCAATTCCAACCCGTCCTTGGATTGAGCCGAAATTTCATACTCTGGAGTTGTGTCCAATTCATCTATCATCAAATTGGCAACATCGATAAATAGCTGTTCAAATCCTTGCGCTGTGCGTGCAAATCGCTCTGTTTCAATGTCATTGTACTCGCGTAATGCACGGCCAGAATTCAAGCCTGCAGGTTTTTGGGACTGTGCGGATAAAGCACTTACGCCCACAATTTGAAACGCTTTGCTGTATAAATTTTCGAGCTGTCGGAAATTTTCTTCCCCAACGCTTGGGGGTACATTGATGATAGGGGGAGTGCCTGTGTAGGGAATAATGGTTCCAATTTCATTGATGATGTGCCGCGTGTTTATTTTGCTGCCCGTTTCGATGAATATCCGTGGATGTGATATGAGCCGCATGCTCTCCTGCACATGCAGCAATATTCTGTTGATTTCCACTTGTATTCCAAGCAAATCCTCGCAAATTCCGGTACCGAAAAAACCGATCGAAGGCTCTGTGTATTTGATGATCGCGATAGGAAAATTTTGTCTTTGATACGGTTCATCCAGGAGTGTAAACCCATCGATAGCTATGACGTGCTTGCCGTCGGCTCCTAGATGCCATGCTTCACAAACAAGGATGGTATCTTGTGCGGCACCTGTGAAGGAAATATCGGTTTGCCGCACACTCATGATGTTATCTCTGTGCTCTGGAAATAACTCAATGAGGTAATCCCGAGATACAAATTTTCGATTGAAAAGATTGCGCGGTTTTCCGTAATACCCATCCGCAGGGTCAATCGCAATTTCATCAGGAAAAATCCTTTCCAGAATAATCCTATTATTTTTATCACGCAAAACCTTCACAAAACCCGTGCCAAATATAAAAGCGTCCTTCAGTGCCATGGCACAAATGTTGTAAGCGTCGCAGTTCCAAAGCATGCCAAAGATGAATTTATTTAATTTGCGCGCGCGTTGCTTACTCTTGATCCTGCCACCGGTGGTCATAAATGTGGGCTTGATTTTGTTTTTTCCTAATTTTGAATACAAGGTATCAATGCAGGATTTGACCACATTGAGTGTTATTCTATTTGGCCTGTTCCAGAAGGCACCCCCAAATAAGCCACCGGCCATATAGTCCTGCGATGCCGAAAGCACATATTGCGCAATCGATAATGATTGCACTTCGCGATTGGAATACAGGCGCATATTGCGCAAATTCGATGCTTGTATGGCTCCCTGGGTTTGATCCCAGTGCCGCAGTAGATTGAAAATGGTTTGCGCAGGTCTGTTATCCTCTTGTTCCCACCAGCGATTGGCCTGGGTCTGAAATGTATCTGGCATATGACACCTCTTTTATTGTGAAGACATAAACATGAGCCTATTGTATTCCTCTTGCTTATTTTTTTCAATTTCTTCCGGTGTCAATTTTGTTTGCGGAGTGCTTTCTATTCCTGCGTGCTCTGCAAACGTAATCTTGTCCTTGAATTTAAATTCAAAACCGGATTCGTCCCATGAAAACGATTCCACATTGTGCTCTTTACAATACGCTATTATCTCTTTTATATTCTCTGTAGTCCATTGAATCATCATATCAATACTCCTTATAAATCATCTACCCAGTTACGTGTGTTTCGTTCTTCTGCATACTGCATAATATCCATTTCTAATTTCTTTTCTGGAGATATTTTAACAGGCACCTGACCCCAATAGTGTCGTGAAAACCTGTGCGCATAAAGAGTAGCGTCACAATAATCATTGGGGAGCGCAGGATTTTCTTTGTGCTTATCGTCCCAAGTGAGGTTTTGCATTTGGTTAATTAACGGCGTTAATTTCTTATTGATGTATAGTCTCTTGTCAATAAAGTCCCCATTGATTGTGTCAATAGCCATGTACTTCTCTGTCTTCTCTGCAGGGATTATGGGAAGCTCATACCGTATGCGCATTTCTTCTGTAATGCTTTTACCAAGGCCACCTGTGTCTGCAATAATCCGTTCTGGATTGTATTTTCCCATCAAACGCCGCAATTCTTGCGCCACACGGCTTGGAATCATTTCCGAATGACCGTAACAGTCCACAATAAAAGCATCAGGATAATGATCGCTATAAGCCAATACACAAAATGCCGTAGCATCATTCCAACCGTAATCAAGGCCAATAACGTAATTGAAATCATAGTCAGGAAGTGTTTCATATGTATTCATTCTCTCATTGAATTTGTACACCAGCGCGCTTGGGTCATGGCACCATTCGCCTAAATATTCTCTGCGATATGTGGGGTTGTCATCGCTCCATTTGCGCCTTTTCTTTAAATCCGCAAGCCAATTCTTTGCGTGCGGTATGTAAATATTGTCCAGAATAGACCACTTGTGCACCTCGTAAAAACTGTCCTGTTGAGTAGCGTTGAAGAAAGTACCTGCTGCAAGCGCACCTGGTGTGCCCAGTAATACAATATCGCCATCCAAATCCATTGTTGCGGGCTCTATGGCATCATCGATAAGATAATCCAAATGACTGCCAAAAGCTTGTGCCTCATCGACTATCACCACAATATAGGCATCGCCACGGAGTCTGTCGGCAACGTTCTCTGTGTCCGCACCTACCAATTCTATGCGCGATCCGTTGGGGAGCTTAACAACCAATTCACTTTCCAAAAACGTTAAATTTAAATTATATGTCCTATTTAAATCCTTCAACTTGTACCACATAATCTTTTTCGCTGACCTGCGCGTAAGAGCCAGGTACAACCCAACAGACCCCGGGGATAACTGTGTGCGCAAAAGCAAATATATGGCTGCAATGTGCGATTTTCCTGCACGCCGTGTGCATAATGCCGCCTTGCGCTTCGCACCGCTTTGCAAAAATTTGTATTGCGCAGGAAATACCGATGACGACATTCTTCCAACAGGTGTGAGCGATAATATTCGGTTTTGAAGGGGTTGAAGTAGATTAAGCAAGAGGTACTCTATTCCAATACAATTTTTCTAATTTAATCTTATTGCTCTCGCCGGATTGCGTTAGCATCACGCGCTTATCCACTTCATAAATGCACTCAAAACGCTTATCTGCTATGTGATATTCTGAAATATAAACAGGAAACGTGCGCGTTGCTGCCCATTCAAAAAATTCATCATGATTAAATTCTCCATATCCTGCAGTGCCTTTGTATGGAATATCACAATAAACAATGGCATTTGGGAGTATTTCCACTTGCCGATAGTCTAAAGCGGTAATTGTCAACCGCTCCAACTGCTGCAACTGCTCCAACCGCTGCAACTGCTGCAACTGCTCCAACCGCTGCAACTGCTGCAACTGCCTATAATTATCATTATTACCCATGTTTTTCAAGTGTTTATCTGATAAATATTGATATAATATTTTAGGCAATTTATTTTTAATTCTAAACCATTCTATTTTTTGTCTCAGATATAGCCTCTTTTTTGTAATGCTATTTACATCTTTAGGCCATTCTTTAAATTCAAATATTGCATATGCTAGGTCATTAAACTCATTAAACACTACTGCCATATGCATGGCACGCTTATATTCTTCTATATTCACACCAAATAAATAACCCTCTTGGTTATTCCCAAAACTCCATAGGCACCGTATATAGGCATCAGTATCTTTATATTTAAAGAAATCTTCACGCGAAACCCATGGCGGTTGAAACACATTATAATTATATTCACCGTTAATAGCCTTGCGCACTAATTCTGTTACATCTTTTTTAATTTCATTATAATGAAAATATTTATACCGTTTTGACTTATGATTAATCATGTAATGGGATATGGAAAAGCCACCGCCGAATAAATCATAAAAGTGCTCCGCTTGTGGAAAATTCAATGCCAACGATGCTGCAATTCCTGCCTTACTGCCCATGTAGGGAATGCCATATTCACTCATTTAACCTGCCTTTACTTTATAGCCACGGGTTTTTAATTCCTCAAATAGCTCTTGCTGCTGTACCTCATCTTGAAATGTGATAATAAGTTTTATTGCCTTATCGCTATCGGATTCCTTATCATCGGGAAGGTCTGGTACAAAATCCTCTCCTGGCCAGGCATCAAATCCTATCAATTCTATATTGTAATCTATAGACTTTAGGTGCTCAAACTCAGCATTGAGTGCGTCAATATCCAATTCTGCGAGCTCACCCAGTCTATTGTCTGCAATGCGTGCAGCACGCTTCTGCTCATCGGACAAATCTGTGCGTATGATGCACGGAATTGTTTTCATTTTAAGTTTCTTGCATGCAGCAAGGCGTGCGTGGCCTTTAATGATTACTTTGTTTTCATCAATTACAATTGGCACATCATATCCATGTTCTTTTATCTGCAATACAAGCTTGTCAATCTGTGTCTTTGGGTGCTTTTTGTGATTTTTTTCGTAAGGAATTATTTCCGTTATTTTCATTTGCGTTATTTGCAGTGTCATGTGTTGCCTCTATTGCTGCAGTTTGTGTTGCTATTGCAGATATCAAATCATGTAATTGTGTTGCGTCCATATTTGCAACAAGCTGTTTAAAGTCTCCAGAAAATGCAATACTCTTTTCACTTGTATCTTTATAATCCTCAGGAAATTTGTTTTTTTGTGCCCAAATAATTCCTGTCATATTTCCTTCACCTGTTGCACAACATTTAAGATGAAGTTTTTCCCAAATAGCGCGCTCTTTTGACTTGCCTATCATTTTAGCGGTGCGAAAGTCTGGATATTGATTTGCCCATCTTTGAATTGTTACTTCATCAGTTGTTATCACACCTGCAAAAGATTTAAATGAATATCCTTGTGCCATATGCTCTATGAGCATTTGACAATATTCTTTTTTGTATTTTGTTGGCCTACCAAACACATAACCTTCTGGTAAATCCGGTTTGCGTTTATATGTACCTGGTTTAGTCATGTGTCAGTTGTATTTCATGTGTGAAATATTTGTGAATGGAATCATAATTCGCTCATCTTTGATGCTTGTTACAAAGAGCATTTGAGCTTTAATATCATAGTTCATAGTGCACTTGGATTTATTGAGGCTATTTGTAACGCTGCCAAGCATTTTTACGGGTTGATACAATTCTGCATATTCAATATCAAAAATGGGTTCCACTTTAGTTTGTGTTTTTTTTCCATTTTCTTCCATATGGTGTTGTGTCCTTTCAGCATATAATATTTTTGTGGTTTGAGATAGGTAACGAAGTATGTACCTATGCCACAGTGTCTATAGATTTGTTTTACGTAAAGCCACACGAGATGTTGTTCATACATCAGAGCGCAAGCGCATATTAAATCGGTGTCGTGTTCCGGTGTGAGGATATACATTTCGCACTTAGCAAACAGTTCAGAAAATACATTGGATATATTAGAACCATAAAGCTCCGCAGCTTGTAGAGTACTTGCGACGAAATTGTGGTCAGAAGTGCTTGCGTATCTAATGCTGTACATTGTAACCTCAGGGTGTATAATGTATTACATAGCAGCAATCCATAATGAGGTCAATCACGTGACAAAAATAACGACAGCAATGACGGCAGCGGAATATGCGGAATATGTGAGCAAGGGAAAAGCGCGCAGTTTGCGAGCGTACACCGAAGGAAAATCGCACTCACTGCCACCGCCGTATAATCGCGCAGTGCCTGGGCAGGTGGAAGCAGAGATTTTGCGGAGTGTGAAGTTTGCGCTGGCGAACCATGGCGTGTGGTACATGCGCATGGAAGGCGGTGGCAAAATCATTGGAAATAGGCTCATAGCGAGCAGCATGAGTGGCATGAGTGACATTATAGCCCTTGACGCCCAGGGCAGGCTCTGTGCCATCGAAATCAAGCGTCCCGGGGGAAGGTTATCGGCACTGCAGGCAGCCACGCTTACCGCGATCATTCGCCACGGGGGGAGAGCTGTTGTGTGCTGTCGTGCTGAAAGCCTAGTGCGTTGGATTAAAACTGATGAAGGAGCGGTTGGGTTTGCGGCAGGGATTCCGGTTATCTGATTTCCTGGGTGATTTCTGTTAGAGACCGATAGTAATCGAGCATGGGTTGTTCCCAGCAGTCAAACCACACGTCGGTTTGCCGATCATCAAACGTATCATAATGCATTTTTTTCATCACGGTTTCATGTGCAGATGCTGCCATAACTTGAAACACTAACAATGGTTTATTTTCTTCCACTTTTCTTTTGCATTTTACTAGATAATACATGGTTCACCTCCGGTTTTTGTAGATGTAGGCACCGTACGCGATAGCGACGATGGCATTGAAAACTAGGCACAAAATTAGGGTTTGCATGCAGTCTCCTTTGTGTTCAGTTATGATAATGTCTGTTATCATAACTGAAATTAGAGTAACTCATGGTGCTTTGCGATGAGCTCTCGTGACAGCTGCAGCAACGGTTCGTGAGCTTCGTGTGCGACTAGAATTTCCCAGAGCGCCTCGTTGGAGAGGCCACTGATGAAACAGAAGCCGTCCTCGCCGACAATTTCTATGGCCTGCTGAATGAGAGCATTGGGTTTCATTTCGCGGTCACCTCCTGTGCTTGGCCAATTGACCAGTCAATCCTGCGCTTGTCGCACTCGCGGCAGAATGCTTGAGCGTTTTTTTTGCTATCAAAGGCATAGACATAGGTTTTGCCACGGAGTCGGAAGGCTACCAGTGTCGTCGGTTTGTTTTTTGAGTTCATATCTTTCAACCTCCAAAATTACAGTATGTGCAATTTTCATCGTCGCAGGGTTCAAAATCGTCGTTAGTTGCCAAGTCGCAAAGTTGCTTAATTTTGTCATGCAGATCCCAGTATTCCACCTCGTGTTCCGGAGCGACTGGGGAACGGCGCCAGTTGGAGCCGTCCCACAGAATGTCTGAGATTTCTAAAAACCTTGGGAGATATTTTTCTTTGATCTCAGCGATAAGAGCATCAATTTCTGACTCAGTAAGCTGCGGTTGGATATAAAACCATAAACGTTTTTTATTCCAGACATCGACAGGTAAGGCATTGCCCACATCGCCTTTATGTCCACTGAAAATTTCCCCCTTGGCATTGATTTCGATATACGCATCCTGTGGCGCTAATTGGCTGGGATAGATTACAAAATGAGGTCTTTTCTCACACATACACTGTCTCCTTTGTTATGTGTCAACTGACGATGTTTTATATCAACATCCCCTGTTATAAATCATATCGACACAGATGCCAATGGCATGAGAAAATTGTTCAATGGTTTCGTAAAAATAATTTTTGATGTCTCAGAAAAGTGCGACAAAAAAATATTTTGCGACGGGGTTGCGACGGGGTTGCTGACAAAAAATGCGACACGAGTTTTTTGCAACTTATCCTTCTTATATATATAAAAAAAAAAAAAAAAAAAAAAAAATAAATACAATAATACCATTTGTCGCGTGAGTTGGGGACAGTAGTATATGAATTGATTTTTATCAACCCAAAAGTCAAAGTGTTGCTAGTGAACGCGACAAACGGCATTTTAGGCTTATTTTTGGAACCAATTATTAATTTATATTCATATTTATCAATGGTAAATAAAATTAAACAACTGTCGCATAAAGTGTCGCATATGCTGTCGCATCCCTGTCGCATTGATGTCTCAAAAATGCGACACTCAAATTTAAGTGTTCGTAATTCTTGGATTATAGGGTAAATTCACAAAGGGGTCAAGTGCAACGAGTTTTGCGACAGGGTGGCATCTCCGATATCACACAGGTATCCGATTGCTGCAGTCGCTTCAGCCCGAGTGATATGAGTATTTTTATAGAGCTGACGGATATTGATTTCCGTTATCTCCCGCTTCTGCATATAGTTTTTAATCTTATTTGCATTTCCAATAAGTATTTTGTATTTTGGGTCAAGCACAACAAAAGCGGCAGCATCTGAAATTTCACGCACACATAGCTTTGTAAACTCTATGCCAAGCACGGCATCTTGAGCGTTGAGAGCAAAGGATCCCCGTCCTGCAGCATGCAAGGTGGCGATACGACGTGCGATGCCAGGAGCTCTGTCCATGCTGGCACCGTCATCCAGATTGTAATTTTTCAAATAGTAATTCTCACAAACACTATTAAACTCATTGAATATATCGTTTGCTTCCGGGGTAATTGTAGCAATTTTTGGCTCTTTAAAGGGGGAAAAATGTTTTGCCAAAGATTTCCCTGCAGGTTTTCTAAATTCTGTTTCCCGTTCACGCCATGCATCATTATTTTCAGTGCTCATGATATTTTGTTTAATAATATTTTTGAAAAATGTGATGATATTTTGCGGTAAACCTAGTTTGATTTTTTGTTTCCCGGGAATAGGCTTACGTTTTGGCAACTGTAAAAATCTGGAAATTAAGCCACCGCCTATGGTTTCCGAGGTGAGTACATTGGCGATTTGCTCTGGTGTACCAAAAGCAATGAGGGACAATTTGGGATTAAATACTGTACAGGAGCTCTGCAGTTTTGTAGCGCCGATGTCGATATCGGAACCGTTATAGAGGTCTTTGTACCGTGTCAATTTTTCTTTTGAGTACTGGTTATCGCCACTGACTATTTTTGCGAGATTATCTTGAAATTCATCTATAAATTCTACTTTGGAACAAAAAGCATAGAGCTCACCGACTAAGCCTGCGGCAGTGTTTGCAGGCACCATATAATAGCGTTCATCGACAAGTCTTACGATGCGTTTTGCTTCACCGATATAGTCATCCTTTCCCTGCGATGGAAACCCGGGAATTATCATAAATAAGCTTACAGGTTTTCCATCTGGAGATAGAACATATTGCTGCATAAAAGTGCTGCAAATAATAAGCGCCGTGGCGAGTGCCCAGTCATTATATTCTCTGTAGGCATTATTCAAAATATGTTCCGATAATTCCCTCACAATACCGCTTGACAATGACAATAAATCCGGTGTAGGATGCGGCTTCTCCACACCTACATCGGTTTGTACTATGGCCACTGGTCCTCCTGGTGGCTCGTTTTTTATACATATAGGATCATAGCAAGCATTTTCAGCAGCGAGTTTTTTGATGGTATTTTGAGTTATTCCGCTGCGTTTGAAACTGAGCCATTTGGGCCACATGACCTCGTCATCGTGCTTTGGACTTTTTGCAGACCACAAGCACCACTCCCGATACGCATGGATATCCCACCCCGTGGACTTTAGTGCCATGCCAATTTTTAACCATGTTTCATAGTCCTGTGAAGGGTTTGTATTAGGGATATCGTTCAAGGCGCGAATGACCTCATCGTATTCGAGTTTGGAGATTCGTGTCGCACCTGCCGCAATCACCGGTACAGTTTGAGGTGTTTGAGGGGTAACTGTACCGGTCTTAGGTACAGTTTGGTGCAAATGAGGGGTAACTGTACCGGTGATGTTAGGTACAGTTTGAGGTGTTTGAGGGGTAACTGTGTTGGTAGGGTTCAGCACATCCACAATCCACTGCGGCAAAGGTGCCAGATCATAATCATCTGGGTGTTGCTCCCAGATGTAAAATTTCCCTGAGGCATGCAGGCTTCCGGGTCCGACGACGTAAGAGCCCGTGCCCTGAATTTCGATGCCAGGAAAAGCCTTTTTGGACCCGTAGGCGCGATGCGAACGGAAATAGAAGTGCTTGCCCCCACCACCGGTGGCGACACTCCAGGTTGGTGGCAATCGGCCAAATGCCAGCTCTAGGTTTTGCAGTGTCTCATCGCCACCGTTGCGGGGGTCTACATCAAACACATACAGATAGGTTTCTCGTAAAAATTCAATCCCACAAGCAACGCCGATGTTGGATCCAAAGGAAAAATGTAACTTGGTTACATCGTCATATGTGGCGGCATCTTTTACGCCATGCGCTGTTCTGGGGTGCTTCCCGGCGCGTTTGCAGATTTTCCCACAAGTGCATTTACCATCAACTATTCCATGCAGTTCCAACAGCGGAATCTTGTATTGTATAAAAGGCAAAATATCATCATTCGGCATCTCCCTCTGCTGGCTTATAGTCATCAAAATTCTCCCTTTGATTACTTTTTAGATATTTTATTAAGTCTTCTTTCATAAATCTGTACTGATGTCGTTTCGAATTATTGATCCCGATGTCGGAAAATTTAATCTGATTTGCGCGCATTATCTCATAGAGATGAGTGCGTGAAATCTGTAAATATGCACATGTTTCTTTTAGTGTTAGCACATCTCCAAATTTTTTCTTGCTCATTATAGCTTCCTTGATATTTTTGAAATTAGGTTGTACAACAATTAACGTGCCCTCGCAACTGAGAACGCTAACTTTAAACCACAGGGGGATCTGACAAGTCAATATCATTTATTACGATTTATACATTTTTATATATTTTTAAATAGGAGTATTCGATGTTTAATATTAATGAAGTGACAGAAGAAATGGAAAATGAAATTGCCGAAGGTTCGCTAATACCTGAAGGTGAATACAACTTTTTGATAGAATCAGCGCGTATAGCAGAAAACAAGTCTCAAAATGGTAGCTATTTAGAGTTGACCTGTATCCCAGAAAGCCTGAACAGAAAAGTGTGGAAATATTTTAACTTCATGCACGTAAACAAGCGTGTGGAAAACCTTGCAAAAGTCGATCTAAAAAATTTGTGTCTCGCGTTGGAAATAGCGCAAATCACAAACCCAGCAGAATTGGTGGGTAGGTTGTTTATAGGCCGCGTGGAACACAGCAAAGATAAACAAGGAAAAATGCAGGCTGAAATACGAGCATATGGGAAATATGTTCCAAACGAAAATGATGTGCCATTTTAAATTAAAATTATATAGGTAAACAATGGAACTAATCAAATGGAATAGCGAGCAAATCGCGCTTATAAAGCAAACCGTAGCCAAAGGTACAAGCGATGCGGAACTGGAATTGTTTCTGTATCAATGTCGGCGCACTGGGTTAGACCCGTTTGCACGCCAGATTTATTGCATAGGACGGCATGACCGCACTGCAGGACGTACGGTGTATACGACACAAATAAGCATCGATGGCATGCGTCTAATCGCAGAGCGCACCGGGAAATACTGCGGGCAACTGGGTCCGTTTTGGTGTGGAGATGATGGGGTTTGGTACGATGTGTGGCTTGATAAAGCGCCACCAGCGGCTGCGAAAACAGGGATCCTGCGCACAGATTTCAAAGAGCCCTTATACGCGGTGGCAAATTTTGAAGCGTATAAAAACTCAACTCCCCTGTGGAATAAGATGCCTGCCTTGATGCTATCAAAATGCAGCGAAAGTTTAGCGCTCCGCCGTGCGTTTCCACAGGAATTGAGTGGACTATACACCGAGGATGAATACCCAGAAGACACCGTCAAACAGGAGCAAAAGGCTTTGCCACCGGAGCAGCCTGTTTTGTTTAACTTCATCGATGAGCAGCATAAAAATGAATTGCGTACAATAATTCGGGAGCTGAAAATTCCATCGGATGTCTGCGCGCTGAAATTAAACGCGCTGGTCACTCATTTAAAAGATGTGCCGTTAAACATGATCAAAACAAGCGTACAAAAATTTTTCGAGGATTTGAAATGAAATATATTAATCATACACCGTGGAAACTTTGCTTAGCACCGCATGGCACATTGTGGACGCAGGTGCTAGCACCATGCACACTAAGCGAACGGGGTTATATCAAGGAAGAAATCGTGCAAGCAAACGCTCTTGAGATGCCGATTCATGAGCTATATTTCAGTGTAGAATTGCCACCGCCGCAGGATGATGTTGTGCATATTGTAACTCTGAAGACAAAGCTCTGCAGAGAATTACGCGACAGAAAAGACGTGGTGGCCATCGGCAGTGGAAATCAAAGAGCACTGAATGATGCAATCGAAATCTGGGATTTTGTGCGATGATGGATTTCATCGAATGGATAATGATGCTTATAGCAGATAATTTTCCACTTATTTTGTTATTAATAATCATTATTCTTATTTTAGGAGAGTTATAATGGATAGATACACAGTGTGTGTAGATCTCGGT